TCGACATTGGCCGCGCTCGACGCGCTGACGCGCCCCTGCCCGGTCTCGGACTGGCTGTCCATGGTGGCGTTTTCCACCAGGTAGAGCCACTGAATCGCGGACCAGTGATAGACGCTCCAGAGGCCGAACCCGGACACGCCAGAGACGTTGCGGGCAGCGGCATCAGCCAGAAACTGCGTCAGCGTCCGGCTGACAGCGGGCAACACGCCGGGCTTGGAGCCGAGCTTGGAGCCGTCCATGCTGGCCTGGTACTTGCCGACGTAAATCTGATCGACTTCGCTGCCGCCGACCTTGAACGCCGGATGCACGACATATCCGTCAACAGGCTGGTCGCTGATCCACCAGGCTTCCTTGCCGGTGTTCGCGCCAGAGCCGATCGTCGCACGGCGGATGTAGAACTTGGGAATCTTGACCATGTACTGGCCGTCGACAACCACGTCCTGCATCCCGCCCCAGACGGGATGAGTGCTGAAATGAGCCGCGCCGGGATCGGGGACGGTGTTGCCATCCTCATCCACATAGGCCCACGTACCGCCATCGCCGCCAGGGGTAATCAGCGCAACGCCGGAGACGTATGCAAACGCCTGCTTGGTCGTGATCTTGACCTCGCTCGACCACTCGGACCACCCGCGCGTTTCGCCCTTGTGCTGCACCTGCAGGTAGTAGACCCGCAACCCGGCTTCCAGAATGCCCGCAGGCAGCGTCAGAGAAAGCAGGTTCACGGCGTCCTCGCCGGAATCCCACAACGGCTCCGCCCAGGTTCCGCCCGAAGCGCGGACTCTCCAGCGGCTGGCCGCATGGGTGTCGCTGCCGTCGATGACCGCGAAAGCGCCGGTCTGCAGCAGGGGGGTCTCGCCGACGTCCGTGGCGTTGTTCGCGGGAGACACCAGTGTCGGCGTGGCCACATAGGCGAAACTGGCGGCAGTGGCGAAGCCCGAAACGACGGACCAGTCGGACCACAGGCCGGACAAGTCTTTCACCCGCGCCCGCAGCTCGTAGCTGGAGGACACTTCAAGCACGTCGGCGGGCATCTGATACGACAGGCCCGCAGGCTGTTCTCCAGAGTCGTGCAGCACGGTGGCGAACTGCGCCCCGGCAACGGCGACCTGAAACTGGATACCGGCCTGGGGCGTTCCGCCAGGACTCGAATACCCGGCAATGGCCAACGTGGGCCGCTCGAAGATGTCGACAGCGCCATCAGCCGGGGAGCTGATAGCGGGCGCGTTCGGGCGCATGGCCGGGTTGACATAGCCGCCGAGACCGGTAGCCGCAGACAAAGCCACGATATGGCGAATCTGCATCGCTTCGCCTTCGGTGACGATCATCAGGCTGCCGTCACCACGCATGGGCAGAATGTACTCATAATCCGCAAAGCCTGCGGGAATATCCCCGCCCTGTCTGCGGACAGACCAGACGCGCTCGGTCCACGCCGAATTGGATGCGTCGCGGAAGTAGAGCCTGGCCTCGCCGGAGTTCAGGGAGCGCCGGATCACGACGGCCCCGCCCTCGGCGTCGTTGCCGATGTTGATCGGCTTGGACAGCCAGATGTCACCGACCTCGCAGGTGGCGTACGCAGCCCCGACCTCTTCCATGGAGCAGCGGGTCAGAACGCCGGCTCCCAGAGTGCGCGGAAGGTTGGTTTCAATGCGGATGCGGTTCTCGGAGAGCACGGCCGTGCATTTGATCAGCAGCGAGCCTTCCTCGTCGGCGAGGACATAATACTCTCCGGCCCGAAGCTGGGCCGTGCTGGCAACGTCCACGCTGTCGTCGCCGGAAATGCCCTGCACGATGGCGGTATCCACGGCGTCAATCAAAGTGAAGCCGGGAGCCCACAGCTCAAAGGCGATACGGTTGTCGCGGTAGAGCCAGTCCAGGGTAACGGCGCGCTGCACGCTGACGGAGCTGGTTTCTTCCAGGCCGTCCACGCGCGATCCCAGGGCGTCCAAGTTCTCGTCGGTCAGCTCAACCGCCTCGCGCAGAGCGACGGTGTTGTCGAGCAGCCGCTGGTGGATCGGATTCCAGGTGTCCGGGTGCGCCACGCTCTCCACGGTGAGAGCAGGCAGGGATTCGCTGAACTCGGGGGGCGACCCCGGAGTCAACGTGGGATTTTCAGTAGCCATCATGTCCTCCTTTAGTATTCAAAGACAATTTCAAACTCGATCTCGGTTTCCGGCTCAAGCTCCTTGGGGGCGACAACGCGCCGTCCCATCAGAGTTCCGTCCGCCGCGATAACAGCCACCTCGCGCACGATGTTCTCCCCGGCCGCCCGGCCGGACAGGACACCCCTGACCGTCAAGCTGGGGCCGTTCACCTCGTTGGCGGTGGGCACCCGGAGAAACTCGGCCCGTAGAGCCGTGTCGGCGTCCGGGCTATATGGGGCGTCGCCGGAGCCGAAGGCCAGCCATGCGGCCTTTGGCAAGGCGTCCCCGGTTGCGGCGGCGGTGGCCACCTTGTTGCGATACGCCGCCGTTGCGGCAATTGCGGTAGGCATCAGAGCACCTCTCTATATGTTGCGCCACCACGCCTGACGGTCGCGACGGCAGTAAACCACACACCTGGAAGACCGGGCTCCACGCCCAGGCGCCACGTCCCGTCAAGTCGAGGCTGTCCAATCGTCAGCAGGGTCGGATAAGCGAGGCCCCACGAGCCATCCGTCTTCCACAGCCCGTCCAGCTTATGCCCTCCGAGCTTGTGTCGACCGTCCAGAGGCATCGGCTGCCAAAGCTGCCGGGCAGGAAGCGCGCGGTCACCGCCCGCCGCTGTTACAGGTAGGCTCGTGCGGCCGCGCATCCGAAATTCGCCGAATCCACTGTGCAGGGGAGCGCCAGCAGGCTGGAGCCCCGTCAGTCGGACGGTGCCAAGAAGCCCCCATCTGCCGTCCAGAAGGCGTTCGGAATAGTTGCCGCCCACATCCCAGCAGCCGTCGAGGGTTTGCCAGTTGTGAACGGTGAAGCGGCGGCACTGGACCATGCGAATGGCCAGCCGCTGCGACGGGGCAAGCATTGTGATGGAAGAATCAAAGGTCGATCCGACAGCGGTGACCAAGGCCCGCAGATGGCAACGGACAGGCGCATACTGTGCGGCCATGTCCTTGACGAGACGCTGTTGCGCCCTGGTCCACGTCCCTTCCGCGAGGTTCAGGCGGATCGCGTACTCGGCCCAGCTGCGCATGGCCAGCCTGCGGACCGCACCAGCAGGAGGCGAGAGCACAACGGAGCCGTCAGCGGTCCACGTGCCGTCGAGAGTGCGGCCCCCAGCGGATTCCCACTCCTCGCGATAAGTCTTGTATTCAATGAGTTCCGAGCCGGGATAGCCAATACTCGCCAAGGCGGTGCGGACCGCCCAGGGAGTTCCCTTCTTTCGGTGCAGCCGGATCGCATTGCGCACCAGCTCGCGCTGATCCGCTTCGGCGAGGCCGGAAGACCAACCCTCCAGACCCAGAACATGAAACTGCTCGGCCAGATGCGGAAGGAACGGCGCGGACACCAGGTCGACCAGGTCCACAAGCAGTCCGTCGACCGGCAACAGCGAAAGCCGCTGCGTCAGCTCGGCCATGGGAGCAAGGCGCTCATCCGTGGCCAGCACTCCAGGGACGACAGAATCAGCCATTCACGCCTCCAGCCACAGAGACGGACACGCCGGTGCAGCTGGCCCAGCCGTTTTCAGGCACGTCAACGTCTTCAAGGGGCAAGGCAAGGTGGACGCGGTACACGCCGGAAACGGAAAGGGCCGCCATGATCTGACTGCGGACGATGTCGCTCCCAAGGGTCGTGGCCGCCTTATCCGCCCATGCCCTCGCTGCGGCTGTGGCGCGCGCAAGCGTGTCTGCGGCGTCGGCCGAATGATAAAGGGTTATCTCCGCCGAGATTGCATACTCATACAGGATGGGAGAGGCTGCGGTAACGGTGTCGCACAAAGGGCGCACATCGTCCGCGCTTGCAGCCTCGGCAACCTGTGCCAGCACGTCCTCGGACGGCAGGCCACCCTGAACCAGCGGATACAGAACCACCTGGCCGGGCTCGGGAGACAGCACTGCGACGTCCACCACGCTCTGGTTCGCGCTCATGGCGTGATAGCGATACGACAGCGTGGGGCCAGCAACAGAAAAGTGTTCAGGCGCGAGAATGATCCTCTCGCGAAGCCGGTCGTCGCCTTCCATGTCGGCACCGCCGCTTGAGAAGGTCACGTTCACGACCTGTATGCCGTCCGGCAGCAGGTCAAACGACTGCTTGATGTCTCCCGGCAAAAATCCGTTTGCGCCCGCTCCGGACTCGTCGCACAGCGCGAGCACCTCCACGGAGCTCTGGCCGGAAGGAATCAAGGCGTCGCTTTGCGTGGCAAACACAGCCCCGGTCCCGGACTTCACGCGGAAGCCTCTGGGTATTACCACGCCGGAATCCACAGGCGTTTCCGAATAGAAACACAGGGTCGTCCGGGCGGCCTGAGGCTGCAGCCTGGTCACGCCGACCAGGTCTCCGAGATAGTCCAGCATGGGAGCCCTGGAAAAGCGTACCAGGTTCTGCCTCGCTGCGTCGTTGATGGACGCCCGCATCAGGGTTTCCCTGTAGGCGATCAGGTCTATCAGCAGCCGCTCGACCTGGGCGGGATACAGCGTCTTTCCCGTCATGGCCTCATAGGTGGCTATCAGCTCGGATGTAACAAGCTGGGAATCCTCGTGGACAACCTTAGGAAGGGTCATGCGCGCACCTCCGCAGAAGCCAAAGCGCCATCGGCGAGCCGAAACTCGATCCGGATCAGAACATGCGCGGGGCCGTCCCCTTGTTCCACCAGAACTCGCACCACGGTGACGCGAGGCTCCCAGCGCCGGATAGCGCGGACAGCCTCGCGCACCAGGTGGGGGCGGGCGCGGTCGATGGGCCGGTCAATGTATTGGTAGATATTGGAGCCGAACTCCGGACGCAGCGGATCGCTCCCCTGGGGGGTTTCCAGGATGATGCGGATGGATTGGCGAATGTCTTCTATGCCTTCGACAAAGCCGTTCCGGCCCAATGCGGGCTGCCAGTGTGCGGAGTTAGGTAACATGCCCCCGACTCTATGCGAGTCAGGGGCAAAAGGTGTGCTGACTAAGGTCAGTGGCTATGATGATTCGAGTTGCCGGAGGCGTCGAGGATGGTGCCGGAGGCGTCGACAGAGCCATCGACGTGGATATCGCCTTGTACTTCAATATCGCCGGTAATGGAAGCGGCGGCACCTCCGCCCCCGGTTACGGTCATACCCTTTTCAACAGTCAAGTGGCCGGTGACCCGTGTCTCTGGGGCATCTATGGTGGCCTTCGGGGTGCGGACCAGGACAGGCCCGGCAGCCTCTATCGTTATCGGGCCGACAGCATTGACGGAAAGCACATGACTATCCCTGTCATACTCGACGGTGGTTCCATCGTCAAATGCGATGTGATGCTTTTCCACTCCGGAGCACGGCGTCACGTCCGCGCTGGAATACAACGCGCCAAGAATGCAGCCGTCTTCACCCCGAGAATCCAGCATCAGCGCCACGTGCTCGCCCACGTCGGGCATGAAATAATGCTTGTCCCGGCAGGTCTTGGGGACCAACACCGGGAGCCAGTGCGTGATCAGGTTGTCCAGCGCGGGCAGGCGAACCTTAGCCCTGCATGTCGCCTCGGCGATCTCTACAACGATGCCGAACTGGAGGGTGGCCGCCGCTTCTCCGAAGGTGCTATTCATCGCCTCCCTCCTTCACGCGCTTGGCCTCAAACTCGGTCACATAGCCGCCGGAGCGCCCTATGGAGTGGGTGGCCTGGGTGACGAGATACAGTCCGTTCAGCCGCCGAAGGCCGTGGATATCAATGATGGCACCGGCCACGATCTTAGGATCGCCCGGCAGCGTCCCATTGAGGGCCACCTTGTCCTGCTCTCTGCGCTGCTGCTCGGCTTCGGCAATGGCCTTTGCCTGCGCCGCGCTGCGCGCCCGGACGTGCTGCTTGTTTTCGTCCTGGGCCGTTACCGTATCCTGGGAAGCAACGT